TCTTATGGACTGGTTAGCACGTCGGACAAAGGCGCAAAGTGGCAAATAGCTGGTACACCTATCGGCTGTCCCACGACAATCGAGATCAGACGTGCTCTAACGCCGAGCGGTTCGCTCAGCAATGATCACGTCAAGGTAATTTATACCAATGTGCAGAGGAATACGTCAACTGGAAAGTTGGCGACATTCACTATGGCAATTGATATAAGTATCCCGAAGGATCAGTCCATTCTGACGGAGACTGTTATGAAGCAGGCTCTGAAAGAAATGGCGAGTCTTCTGAACGACGGTGGTGTTTGTTTAAACACCTACGTCTACTCGGTCGCACTCTTAACGGGTGCCGATCTGTAGGCTTAAATGCCTGGTGGGGCCGAAAGGCCCCACTTCCTTTCTACCGCGAAAGCGGGGAATATTGATTGTTTCTTTCTGATGACGTCTAAGGGCAGGGTTGCCCATGGACAGTGAGGAAACCTTTTACAAGGAGACCACAATGTCACTGACTGAAACCTTCTTCAGGCAAGCACTGACGGATCCATCGAAGGACCTGTCAATTTATTGTGCTGCTGATGAAATCAACCATCTCGGTATGGACCTCGAATATTACCTTCATAGAAGGCAATGCGAGGGTGACGCCTTTATTGTGTCGCAGCTTTCCAAATTAGGTAAAGCTGCCGAACTTAGTGCTATCACTGCCGAGAAATTGATCGTTCCACAAGGTTTTAACCTTATGGGACGGACACGTCTACCCGTTCTGTTGAACAGCCTGTTCAAGATGGGCTGGACAGATGAGGGTGTGTCACTTTTCACACCGAAATATCTCCGTGAAAACGGAGAGTTCCGCGCCCGTCGCTTAGCATTTTGCATGCGATGGATACGTCAGCTCTGTCTTGCATTTAGCAAGGTAGAGGATGTGGAAAGTTCGATGTCGAAGTTGGAGGCAGAGAACGCCTTTCGAGGCCGTATCTCAGCGGATTCCAACTTGACCATTGATTCGCAGCGGCTCCGCGGTATAAGGAAACTTATATCGACGGTGCTGTACGAAGATGGCGTTTTACATCCGATCCTAGCTCAGTGGGTGTCCAACCCATTTGGGCGTCATGGACCGGGTGCGGTAGCAGGTAGAGAGAAAGGTCCTGCCAAGTGGGACTTTGACTTTGTCGCGGGTGCGGACCCAGTTTTATTCAGCTGGCAACCCGACCTGCACGACATTGTTAGTGATGTGCCCGTTGAACGGCACGCACGAGTGTGCGTTGTTCCTAAGGACTTCAAGTCCCGACGGACTATCTGCATTGAACCGAAAGAACTTCAATTTGCCCA